CTTATTGAGATTCTCCGCCAGGCCTCCGGCTATGGCGTTGCCCACGCTATTGATGGGCCCGCCCATATCCTTTAATATGGCACCTACTGAATTTTTGAGAGTCTGGAATCCGGATTTGGCGTTATCGGCACCTGCCGCAAATGAGTTTCCTATGGACTCGCCCTTTTCGCCTTCGGCTACCACTCCGGCTATTTGGCCCCGCCATTCTGCAGTATGCCCGGCCATCTTGACGAAAAAGTCATCACCATGTCCGCCGCCCAGTATGCCCGCGGCATCAAATTGCTCCGCTGATCCCAGGCCCTCCATGGCCTCGCCCAGCCTGAGGAGAGTCTCTGTTGGGTCATTGGCCATCAGCTCTTTAAATTCGTCAGGAGTGACCCCCAGCAGCTCCCCGGCTTTGGCTCTGGCCATATCAGAGCCTTTGGTGGTGCCCATGAGCTGGCTGAGGGCAGCATTGAATGAGCCTGCCGCCAACTCAGAGCTGGAGAATACAGAGGCCAGGGAGCCGCCCCATCCAGCTACCTCATAAGCGCTGCCGCCCAGGGTGGAGAAGGCTCCTGCCGTCCTGGTTGAAAAGTCCAGGACCTCTGCCTCTGTGGCATTCATGCTATTGCCTGCATGATCCACGGCAGAGCCAAATTTCCGTGCAAAGTCCGCCGCATCGGTGGCCCCTTCGGGCAGGCTCTTTAGCTGGGACTTGACCTTTCCAACAGCAACCGCTGCCTGCTCTGCTGGGATATCAAACGCACTGCCCATCTGCAGGGCAACCTCAGTAAATCCGGCAATAGCAGATTTATCTATACCAAGAGAGCCAGCAGAGGTGGCCACGTTCTGGATTTCGGCCATGGTGGTGGGCATGGTCGAATAAAGATTAGTCAGCTCTTTGTTTAAGTTTGAAAAGTCCTGGGTGCCTTTTTCTATGCCGGTGGTTTTGCTTATCTGGCTCATGCCAGCTTCCCACTGCATAGCGGCAGAGGAGGCAGCCTTTCCGATTATGGCAGCTCCTGCTATGGCGGCAGTGGTAGCTATGCCAGCCGGGCCCAGGGTGGTGGCAATCTCGCCCACCGCCGCACCCATAGGCCCAAAAGAACCAGTCACTCCGTCCACCAAAGAGGTGCCTATCCTCTTGCCAGCGGTGGTAAAATCGCCGCCAGATATGGAGCTAGATAATCCTGATCCTATTTTGCTCTTAAAATCGCCCTCGATGCCTGAAATAGCAGCGGTGGCCTGTGACTTTGCTTGATTTAGGGCACTGGCGAGGGCGGAGATATCTCCGTCTATTATTGCTGTGATTTTTCCGGCATCAGTCATAAGAATAGCTCCGCTGATAGTTATTTGATTAGAGTTTATAAAGGGTGTAAAACAAATATCAGGAGATGGGCGGGCCGCCCTCTCCTCTTTCTTGCATCATTCTGATGTGGTCTTGAGTTGTATGTTTCGGAGGGCTGGCCCTAGCTGGCTGGTAGAACTCCGAGAAATCACCCAGGCCCTCACTAAATGCCATAGCAAATGCCTTTCCGGCACAGTAGCCGGTAAAGGCCGCCATCTGTTGCTCCCTGTCCACCCTGGCCTTTTCATGCTCCCACAGGAGCAACAATTCAGCAGGAGTCAGCTCCCAAAATTGGCAGGGCTGGAGCCCTAGCCGGAGGTAGGCGATGGTATAGGCTGCCCTCCAGAACTCTTCAGCTCCGCCAGCTTTGCCTGGTCCCGCTTCAGCTCCTCCTGGGCTATCTCCATCCGGGTCGATGCCTTCTCCTGGTTGATCCGCCTGATCTCCTCCTCCCTGGCTATTGCGGCTTTCCACTCCGCAATAGAAGAAGGGTCATTGCTCTGCTGGTATGACTCAAATAGAGCCCTCTGCAAATCATCCAGGCTGCCGCCTTTCTCCAGGTAGGCATCTATGGCCCTGGCTGCCTCAGAGGGCCCGCCATTTTTGCCCTCCAGGACATCCAGGCCGGCAGCTGCTCCCACTGCGGCCTCTACCACATCAGAAAGCCGGCCAAAATTTCCGAGCACATAGCCGGCATGAATAGAGCCATTGGTGGCAATGGAAAGCCCCCGCTCCGTCTTGACATCCAGCCTTTTGAATATCTCCCTGGCTATCTTCTCAAAGTTCTTGATAGCTGAAAATGTCCATCTCAGCTCTCTCTCCTGGTCCATTGCCAGGGTTATGGGTGCAATCATTTGATCCATGTTTTGAACTCCTCCAAATCTACTTTACTATTTTGCTTTTAAATGTCTATCAGGTGGTGGAGGAGGGAGCTCCGGCCCGGCCAGGCCATCATTGCCCCCCCTATCCTCTGCTTATGCCTCTGGATACAATTCTCCTCTGCCTTTGACGGTGATATTGCGCTCCTGGGCCTTGTCTGGATTGGCGCTAATGTAATCCATCACCTGAATGGATCCATGGCCAACAAAAGAGCCGCTAATGGCGTCTATGCTGTAGAATTTCCAGATATAATCTACTCCTATACCAGAAATGGCCACATCCCCAGCATAGTAAAAGGCATTAGCATTTAGCTCCCAGGTCCTGGCGCCGGCTATACTGGAGCCCCAGCCGCTATCATCCACGTTGCTGGTATCGATCTCTTTTCCTTCTATCTTGAGCTTGCCGTCATAGAGCATCAGGACCTTTTCCAGGGCCAGCTCTGATCTCCTGGTGCCATCTATCGTGATGGTGCCCGATTTAACCGCGTCGAAGGTCACAGAGCCCCGGAGGTAATTGACCGTATAGCCGCTGGTCACTTCCGCCCCGTCATCATAGACGGTGACCGGCACATCTGGATCCCAGTATCTGGAGCCGGTAGCTGCCTGCCAGGTGAGGCCATCGCCGGAGTCCACCAGGGCCAGCCCGGTAAAAGCCACCCCATCCGCTGCATGGACCTCTGACATTGCCCCGGTCACGCCTGCTCCTGTGCTTCCCGGTGGTAGCCGGGCCAGGAATAGAGTTTTGGCCTGGGCATCAGCGTTTATGGCATCTACTATTTCTTTGGCCGTGCTGGTGGCTGAGCCGTCAGTATTTGCGCTGGTGACTGTCAGCTTTGAGCCGGATATGGCCACGCTTAGAGGTGCGGTGGTCCCGCCTACCACTATCTCCACTGAATTGGTGGCATGATTCAGGGATACGAAACAGATATCTCGATTAGAGCCCAGGGCAGGAGTGACCACGTACTCCTCGCCCTCATCTTGGTAAAGAGCAGCGGAGAGGCCGCTCACTGCCGAAGACATAAATCAGCCTCAGGTAATGGCTGCCAGGGCTCCCCTGCCCTTGATTACCCAGTCTGCTTTCTGCTGAGTCTTTGCTCCAGCCAGCACCAGATTGCCAGAGCTCACGCCACCCTTTCCTGACCAGCCCACAGGGCTGGATGTGGGAGTGCCGTCCTGCAGGATCTTGCAGAATATATCAGAATTGGCGATAACTGCAGCAATTATGAGAGCATACGCGCTATCTGCCATAATCAGGTTGTTGGCTGCAGTGACCTCCCAGGACCGCGCTCCGGCAATGCTGGAACCCCATCCAGAATCATCCACGTTGCTGGTATCAATGTCTGCCCCGCTGATCTTGAGTTTAAGATCAGATAGCTCTGCTAATTTCAGATATGTGCCGTTGATTGTGTCACATACCCAGAAAGAGCCTTCCATTCCACTTATCGCTGATGTCATATCTATACCTCGAAGTATTGCATATCCGCCTTTAATAGCGGTCTATAATAATGTAGAAAAACTATTATTAGAAAAAATTAAAATGGATTAAAAACTACTCATCTCTGATAACAAGATGCCCGATGGGAATTACTATGATAAGCTCATCCAATGAGCCGGGCACAGATCGAATTTCGTGCTTGGTGGTAATCATAGACACATCAAAATTATTTAGTAATATTCGTTTAGATCCATTCTTTCTGTTGATGATCTCTACATCAATCGGCCCCTTGAAATTCGATTCAGCTAACATAATTCACGCCCCTTTCATAACTTCAAAGTTCTGGTAAAATATCGTTCTGCCATTGGCGTCCTTCTCCAGCTTGCAGGGCACCCCTCTGGCCTGGATAAGGATGTATTTGTGGCCATTCCAGGTGACATCATGCTGGGCATGGAGCG